GTGCTCTCCGCTGCGAAGCTCTTTGAGTACATTGTGGCGCACCCCGCCATTATGTCCAACCCCAACTTCTACCAAACGACCATGAAAAAGATCCAGGAGTTTGAGAATGACACGATGGTTCATGCCTATAAGAGTCTACTTTCATCAATGGAGAAGCTGAAGAAACTGTAATAAAGGATAACCAAGAAAAAAAAAAGAGACGGCGGTCTTTTTTTCCGGAAATGACCTAAAAAAATTGAAACATGTCAGCAACTCATCGATCATTAGCCATGTCGTTACTTCACGATTTCATTTGCTCGTTGTTCCAATCGAATGTGCTAGAGTATGAGTTGACTGTGTATGATGACGCATACATTGAGTCCTGTGTAGACGAAGCAATCGGTACACCGAATCCGTTCGTATGTGACTGGCATGTAATTACAATCAAAGAGGAGAAGTAGAATCATATGTCACAAGATCTTGTAACTCCTTCTTATAAAAAGGGGAACCTCGTGATGAACGAGTTCGATACCGAACAAGCCAGTCTTAGAAACAGCAAGAATTATGCGACTCGTAAACGTAAAACCCTATAAAAAACCCAGCCTACTGGTTGGTGTTTTTTATAAAAAAATTGAAAACATTATGTCGCCAACAGAAAGTCAACCCGCAACATCCAAGATATTCATGTCGTGCTACATTTGCTTAGAAGACGAAGGCGAGCTGATGCAAACCCGAGGCTGCGGGTGCAAAGGAAGCGTGGCGATTCACAAGGCGTGTCTCCAAGAATGGCTGGACAAGGCCGAGAATCCGTTCCAGTGTACCGTGTGTAAGGGTGACTATGCGGGAACGTTCTTGACAAACTTTCTTACGGAAGAAGAAATCCTTCTCCATCCGAAGGGTGAAGAAGAAGAAGAAGAAGAAGATGATGATGTGGAGTTCTACAACTTTCATGGCATTCCCATCATCTCAACGGGCGAGGAACTTCTCTTTGATTCGGAAAAGCACAAGGCCATTTACTTTCAATGCTGGGACAAAGAGGACGATGCTATCAAGCGTGAATCACAACAGCGTCAGAAGAATGCCATGCGATTCCAAGTGAAGGCTCAGCGTCGGTCGAAGTGGAGCAAGTCCATGCCGTTTCGTAAATAATGTGTTCAAGAAAAGAAAAATAAAAAAAGATGGCGGTCTTTTTTTCATTAACGCGTTCCAAAAAATTGAAATAAAACGCTACATGAAATAAAATCACAGTAACACTCCATGGCCTTTGCATACTTTCAATCGCTGTGTTCTCCCAACCCATCCGATGTTGAGGACCCTTATATCCAAGCCTGTATGGACGAAATGCGGGGATGTCCTAATCAGTTTCGACAGCCGATTCCGATACAGAATCCAGTTGGTACGATTCTAGAGTTCTTACGCCAAACCTCTTATCAACGAACAGGGGTCTCGCAACAGATGAATCAAGCAGTCTTGAATGATGACTACTTTTCGCTCGATAATACAAAATAAAAAAGACAAAAAGGAGCCCTTTTTTATAAAAAATTGAAATCATTCGCGTATCCAAACATAACGCAGCTATGTCGAAAGGTATTTACTACAACACGCATCAACGCAACATCCAAGACTTGAAGGACGCAAATGATGGAGAACTGTCGTGCCCCATTGCCTATACCGACGTGGACACGATGGATGGTAGCAAGGTTTCTCATATGAGAATCACAGATGACGGCAAATTGGCATCCATGGTGTATTACGAGGCGGATGCGCTGGAGCAGTGGTTGAAGCAGTCTGATAAGGATCCATTTACGAACAAGCCATTTAAGGGTCCTATCATGGATCGTTTGAAAATCATTCAAAAAGCGCGAGCATGTGAGCCGCCACCGAATCCTGCGGAGTCGTTTCGAGAGTACTGTACATCACCGAATGTCTTTCAACTTGAGAACCGCGATACCTACAGTTGGCTCCGCCGACACATTAACCTAGAAGACAATGGGTTTCTGTGTCCGTGGAACGAGGAATCAACTACTGCCTATCGAGACAAGGCATTGAGTCTTCTTGATGAAAAACCAAAGGGATCATTTGTTCTTCGTCCTTCTTCGGTCAAAAGCACAAACAATTTCCGAGTGGTGGCAGTGTCGTATGTCATCCGCCCCAAAACCCGCACCTTTTATGAACCACATGACGTATTTGAGGCCGTAATAGGTCACATTCTACTCGGGCACTGCTATGGATATGGCTATATGATTGTGGATCAAGGGAAGGTCATGCCAGATCTCCAAAACGGCGTAGCGATGCCGAAACATGATAAAACATGGGGTTCGTTCCTAGACCTTCTGGGATGGTTAGCAGCAGGCGCCATTGATTTGAAGAAGATGGTGTATGTAGAATAATAAAAAAAATGAAAAAAGCAAGGGCGGCTTTTTTCATAATAAAAATTGAAATCGGCAGATGAGACTCCAGAGTCAACCATGAATCCCTGTCCTCCCGCTCCCAAATCCATGTCCGACGAAGTCCAGTATTGTTGGGGGGATGCCGATCCCACGCAAGTACAAGGCAGAGCTCCAATCCTTCCTGACTTTCCTGATCTTACTCCGAAAATCATGAAATCATTTGACTGGCCGGATGAACGCGATCGTCGTGATTATCGCGTTCCTGTCCTTCCTTCCACCTATGAAGATGAAATGGTACATGAGGCATGCCCTCGACGCTTGGCAATCCGTCAACGAGGCCGATATTGGTGGATCAACGAACAAATTAAACTGGAGGATAAAATCCTACGTGGCAGACTGAACCCTGTGGTGGGCGCATTCTATGTCTTCTTGGAAGATGCTCACACGGTAGGCTACACGGACCTGGGTCAGATTCTTCCTGGTACGGATCCGAGCAAGGAACCCAGTGTGTTCATCGTGCGTCATGGCAATGTGTTTATGTATGACGAGGATACAGGATACCATTGGGGCATGAAAACGGTAGTATTTCCAGAGGGTCATCCAGACGCAGATGTTCCTCCTTATCAAATGGTGGATGTCATCCCACATCTATAAAATTGAATCCAGATGAAACCGATGAAAAAGACATCATGCCACTCACTCGACTTCAAGCTAAGAAAATCCAAGAGGCTAAGAAAGCCCAAGAAGAGAAAGAAGCGCAACAGGCAGAAGCACACTCTCAACATGACATCGTAGGACAAGGCTGTATCATTGTATAAAAAAGGGGCACAGGCGGCTCTTTTTTATGATAAAAAAATTGATGCCAGCAACAACCTTCATAAAAATCAACCCACTCTTCCATGTCGCACCATTACAACACTCGTCTCCAAGCCAACAAGAAGAAAGCGACTCTTATCCAAGTGCAGCCGACTCGTGCCCAAGAACCGCTGACGTTCGCACAAGAGGAGCAAAAACAAAAAGATCTGGTGTTTGTTAAATCGATTCTTAAGAGAGCAGGAGAGCTCTCAAGACAAGATCGCATTATGCTTTCGGCTGAATTGTTTCAGTATTTGGTGTGGAACCCGCTATTGTTTAAGAATGAAAAGTTTCGCATGACTACACTACAAAAAATCAAAGATTTCGAACAAAACAGCATCAATGAACGCGAGCTATTGGAGCAAATGAAAGATGAAAAATACGTCTATAGCAAGCAATATCTAATCATGGTGGCTCAAAACGTTGGATTGTTTGACTATCTGGACATTCTGTCCAAGAAATTAAAGAACATTATTGAAACCTTTTAAAGGAAACAAAATGAAAAAAGCAGGCGGCTTTTTTCATAAATTTGAATCAATCACACACTAGAACAATAAACAACCATGTCACAATATCAAGTTCCTTCTCCCCCTATTCGTATCGTGATTCCACCGATTATAATTCCAGCGGTAGAACATGTGATCGTGCCAATTACTCCGAAGCCTACACCATCATCAGGGATCTGTGGATACTGCACTGGATGTATGCGAATCCTAGGAGGATGTATTTCCTGTCCCTTCGTATGTGTAGGAAGTTGTCTTGTGGGAACAGGATTTACATTCTATCATATTGCGGTATGTGACGTGAATAACAAAGATGTGTTAAACAAGCGTGACTCCTTTTGTACCTGTTTTGGATGTGGAACGGCATGCGCGAATACATGTACAATGGTAGAACAAGGTGTACAAGATATTCGTCGTGCTCCTACTTTCATACATGATATGACTCGCTAATAAAAATTGAAACTCTCTATTTTTTCCATGGAAAGTCATCCAAGAATGTCCAATCGATCAATTGAAAACAAAGTGATTTCCAAGCAGGTAGTAGAATGTATGGGAAAAGGCTGGTGGGCGCGTGAGCCGAGCTATTTGACATGGGAGATGCTAGAGCGTCAAGAGGAAAATGCGCAAGTGGGTGATACGTTTCTAGCACGACGCGACGAAAACGAATGGGATATTTCGTTGGGAGACGGAAGCGAGCGAGTATTAAAACCAGGTGCGTCAAGATGGCAATCTCATCCATGGCAAGAAGGAACCTATCGTGTCATTCGTATTATCACGGAGTATGGATCAGCGCGCGTTGACCATCCGTCTAAGTGGTACCGTTACACGGTTTCCTACTTAGAAGGTGAAGAATCACCTTATCCATTTCAATATGACAGATATACAGAAAAACGACGTGAAATGGATGAAATGATGAACCGCCTCAACAACTAAAATTAATAAAATCTCCTATTTTTCAATGGAAAAAAGTGTAAAATTGATACCATTTGTCAACAAGAATGTATAGCATCCCTATGTTTCAACTACCGATTGTAAGCTATCCGACTCGCACCTTTCGTTTGGACTCATCACTTCAATATGCGGATCGTGCATTTCAATCACTTACCAAGCATGTACCGCGCCAACGTGTCTATGGAGGCATTCTTCATACGCCCCATCCTGATGCCGAACAGATACGATACCTCCTTGTTCAAGGTAGATATTCTGGAAAGTGGTCTTTTCCAAAGGGTCATTCCTATGAAGGAGAGGAACCACTTGTATGTGCGCGGCGCGAAATTGCAGAGGAAACAGGCCTAATACATCTCCCTGATCCAGTTGAATACATACGTCTAGGATATGGTAATTATTATGTGTTTATATGTCCATTCATGATTATTCCCATGCCAGAGGATACGGGTGAAATCATGGGAACAGCATGGGTTACATTGAAGGAAATGGGTACGCTTAATCTGAATGTAGATGTGAGCCGATATCATAAGAAGAAATTAAAACAGCTGGAAAATGTGTGCCAAGAAGGTAACAAAATATCAGGAAAGGTAGTAGGGGATGTTACATGTCAAGACAGATGAAATCTACGGAAAAAATGACGTGGTGAATTCCAATGATTTACGAAAACACATTGTGAGTATTGATTCGCGGTTTCGTAAAACAAGCGTGGAACCACCTACCGATTTTTCATATCACTTTGTACATCCATATAAAAATGTAATCAAGGCGCGAGTCGCATCCGTCGAGATTCCCAATGGATTTTATCATTTCTCTAAGGTTAAGAAAAACACCATGTTTCGTCTGGATGCCACGGATTATATGGGAAACCGCCATTTTTTACAGGTGACCATTCCTGACGGGGATTATACACCGTGTGAATTGGTAGAAACTGTTCAGGAACAGCTGAATGCGATTAAGGATACGTATGGTCTTTTTTTCCGAATCTTTTACAATACCAGAAGTCGAAAGGTCACGCTAACCCATGATGGTTCCGCCCCGCCGCCGTGCCCTCCAGGACCGACGCATTGCCCTGTAACATTTGGGTTGACATTTGCGATGGTGGGGTTGGAAGATCGTTATTATGATTTCGGTCTAGGGTACAATCTTGGGTTTAACAATCATTTTTACGCAGTGGAAGCGCCATTTTCGATCACAGGCGAGTCATTGGTAACAGTGAAGCGAGATCAGTATTTCTTATTAGCCATCGATGATTTTTATACGGTAGAACACAAGACCGATCAAACGTATATTCAGTGTTTGGCAAAGATCTTGAATAAACAAGATCAAAATGGGATCATTTTTGATGATGGGTACACGGTTCTCTCGAATGATATTATTTTCCCGAGACCGATCGATTTGAAGCAAGTCAAAGTGAGATTACTGGATATGTATGGTCAGCCGATCGATCTTCACAATCTGAACTTTTCACTGTCATTAGAGATTACAGAAGTGATGAATATTCAATTGTATGACAACTATCGAACATACTTATGGAATCAGCCTGAACCTAGAGCGGTACGACAAACGAGTGGATCCTCTGCAGGTATTGCTCCGCCTGCGTTGAACTATAATTAGCGGGATCTCTCCAGATGCGATAACGAATACCTCCAATATATAGATGGCGGCATTATTAGAGCGTACAATTATCCACTATTCCAAAAATAAACTTTCAGAACTCGGAAGTTATACACGTAGTCAAGCAAAACTACTAGCCATATACGGTAAACCAATGGGGTTTTGGTATGCGTACGGAGAAGATTGGAAGAACGTTGTCAATGCGGGAAAAGGAGGTCGAAATAAGACAAATAGTACGTTTCGTTACGCGTTTACACTTCCAGAGAGTACATTTATTACAAATGTTATCGACGCATCACCTGACAGCATTTTTGAATTATCACAATCAAATCATGACGAGTTTATGAAGAAGTATTCAAAGGATGAATATCGAACATCGAAAGATATGATATTGGAGTTGGCTTTCGGATCATTTATCATGGAGGGTGAAAGTGCTGTACTCAATGAAATATTTGATATGGACAATGATTTTTCTGTATTTTGCGATAAATTAAGGGACGATAATGATCATGATATAATAGAAATAATAAAAAAAACCAAGATTACATTTCCAAATATCATTGATCAGTTTTCACCATCTGATAGGGCATTGGCGGCAGATCATATAGTAATGTACGATTGGATGAAGTTCTGGGAAGATGTATCAGATACATTGGGAGGTATCGAGTTCCACACCGATTTGTTTGACATTGATATATGGAATGATATTTATCTTCCTTGGACGAGTAAACTCGATATCCGCTCTGGCGTTATCTTTCACCCAGATACCTTTCGTAACGGTATTATCATGGAACAAATGCGAGCGACTGTGTTTGGAGGTAAAAAACGATATACATTGCGTAAGAAGAGAAATCGAAGAAAGACATTTAAAAAATTATAAAATAGTCTAAAATAAAAACTCAGAATGAATAAAGAAGTCAGTTCCTTCTAAATTACGATATCCAAGTGACCTAAGTAGCTCAAGTAGATCAGAAGCAGCCACGTTGAAGTTCTTTTCAGAAAGCCCACACAGTTCAGCTTGGATAAGCGGTTTCCACTTGGTAATTAATTGTAGCGCACTTCGAATGACAAAGACCTCTGCGCCTTCGGTATCGATCTTAATAAAATCAACTTCGCTCAGACCTTCTTCGTCCAGAATCTTGGTCGCAATCGTACCTGTTGTATCTTCTTTAAAGAAAATACAACCTGTATTATCGGCATTGTGAAAGGTAGGTGTTCCTTGTACATGACGATCCAGAATCGCACAGTTCTCCACAAA